GTCTACCACGACTGATTGCCTTGAGTGCTGCGTGTGGGGTGGAGGTGCTCTTTTCGCCTTGACCGCCTTGCCCCACACGATTCTCCGTGTAGGCATTGGAAGACAAGCTTCTTGACTGGCTAGGCTCAACGTCAACCGATCCCCTCGCTTTCGTCTACGGTGCATTCCCTTGGCGAGAACCGGGAACGCTGGAGCCTTATGATGGACCAGAACCTTGGCAAGCCGACATCCTGCGGTTGGTACGAGATGGTTTGTCGGTTGACAAAGCAATACAAATGGCCACAGCCTCAGGCCATGGAGTTGGCAAGACTGCTCTTGTCTCTTGGCTCATACTGTGGGCAATCTCGACCAAGCCAGATACTAGAGGAGTTGTCACGGCTAACACGGAAACCCAACTCCGAACCAAGACCTGGGCAGAACTCGGAAAGTGGTATCACAGATTCATCGGAAAAGAATACTTCACCTTAACCGCAACCGCAATCTTTAGCATTGATCAAGCACATGAAAGAACGTGGCGAATCGACATGGTTCCGTGGTCAGAACGGAACACTGAGGCGTTCGCTGGATTGCATAACAAAGGCCGAAGGATACTGGTTATCTTCGACGAAGCGTCGGCCATCCCTGATGTTATCTGGGAAACTACCGAAGGTGCACTTACCGATAGTGAGACTGAGATTGTTTGGTGCGTCTTTGGGAATCCTACTCGAAACACAGGGCGCTTTAGAGAGTGCTTTCCAGGTCAACGGTTTGCCTCGGTATGGAAGACTAAACAGGTCGACTCGCGTGAGGTTAGCCTCACGAATAAGGAACAGATTCGTTCGTGGATTGACGCATACGGCGAGGACTCGGATTTCGTCAGGATACGTGTTCGGGGTGTGTTTCCCCGAACGGGCGAAATGGAGTTTATCTCAGCCACCGATGTTGAGGAAGCTGCTCGTCGCGAAGCGCTGAGTCTCCCCAATGATGCCCTAGTAATTGGGGTTGACGTCGCTCGATATGGTTCAAACGAATCCGTCATATTCTTCCGTAAAGGTCGGGATGCCCGAAGCATACCTCCACTTCGGTATCGCGGCCTTTCGACGGTAGACCTTGCTGGCCGTATCAGTGAGGTCTACCATCAATACCGAACAGATGCAATCTTTGTGGACGGTGGTGGCGTTGGTGGTGGCGTCGTCGATGCCGTTAGAGCTTTGCATCTTCACTGCTTTGACATTCAGTTTGGCTCCAAGCCCGATGCGGTTGGTTGGGCTACCGGCTCTGATGGGGAGCGGTACGCCAACAAACGAGCGGAGATGTGGGGTTCAATGCGAGCATGGCTCAAGGGTGGTTCAATCCCAGCCATGGACGACCTGCGTGCCCAGCTTGTTGGCCCCACATACACCTTCAACCTCCGACAAGAAATTGTGTTGGAGAAGAAAGAAGATATGACGAAACGTGGTCTGGAATCTCCGGACCTTGCGGATGCTCTCGCCTTAACGTTCGCCCTCCCAGTCGCTTCACATGCAAACGCGGGTGGAGAGCATCCGCAAAAGCCGCTTGTCGAGTCCGAGTACAACCCATTCGACGAAAAGCACATGAAGGAGGCAGCATGAGCTTCTTCAGCCCTTCTCCACCTCCAGCACCTCCACCACCAGTGATTCCAGCCGCTCCATCTCCACCTCCAGCCTTTGGAACCCAACCGGAAGCGACGAGTAAACCAACAAGGAGGTCAACCGTTCCGACCTTCCTTGGTACTGCAATGGCTCCAACGAGAGGGCCAGGAACAACCCTTGGAGGCGCTTAAGTGCCAACCACGTTTCTAGGAGGCGAGGTGCCAACGGTTCCGCAACGCGATCCTGAACTCGACGTTGCCCAAGGACGGCAGCAGCTTGCTTGGTTAGATCAGATCTTCCCAAGTCTATTCGGCAAAGCAAAGGAGCCAGAGCCATCGCCGGTTGCTTACGGACCACCAATGCCATCAAGGACAGCAGAACGTGCCCTTGGTACAACGGCAGAGGATCCTCAACTGAAGATGGGCCAATACACCGCAGAATACCCAGGTCCATCTGAGGTCACCAGAGCTAAGAAAACCGGCCTTGCCTACGGCACTCCGATGGAAGCGTATATGGAAGGAAAGGGCAAGGTAAGCTTAGTGACCTTCGAGGAGATGCTAAAGAAGAAGACTCCCGAGGCTCCGGCCGGTCATCCTGTGCCAGCAACGGGGAAGCAAGAGGAAGCACTTCAGAAAGGCTGGCTTGCTTCTCGAAGAAGCTCCGTTGCCCAGCTTGGCTTCTCCCCGACGCACACCTCAATGACCGACGACCCGACGCAGAGATTAAACGTAGCTGGCCTATATACCTCCCAGACTGCCAAAGGAAAACCAGCGGATCAGATATGGTTCGACGTAGGCAATCCGTCAGCTGTAGTCCACGAGTCGATGCACCGTGGTATTGAGATGCTCCGGAAAGAGGGTTTGCTTCCTGAGAAGCTAACCTATCATCAGGATGAATTGATGGTTCGAGCTTTAATGCTTCATCATTTCAAGGACATTGAGGCTGTCGGATCTGGTGGCGTTCGATACCCCGACATAACGGAAGCTGAGCAGAAGATTTCCAAAAGTCAGATCAATGCTTTGGAGAAGGCTGCCGCTGACTACATTGCTAAGAAACATCCAATGGGACCACGCTAATGCCAAACGGAAACGGTGCTAAACTCGGACCAGACACCTCCCAACAGGTTGGTGGCTTTGGGCCTTATGGAGCCGGTCAACTCGGTGGTCAACGGCAAGGGCCATCATTAACCAACATCCTCATGGCCGCTTCGGACATGGCTGATCGACGACAACAGGAACGTGAAGCGGGGGCATCGAAGGTTGGAGCAACCGGAATCAAACGACCTAACCGTGGTGCTCGACGAAGCTCAATTAGGGGGATGGTTCGATGATGCTTCGCTTTGACGTTGAGTTCTTCGGCGGGATGCTGCTTGGAATCATTATCGGTGCAGCTGCGTGTTCTTTCCCGGCGTGACATAGGACGCAAGATGAGTTGTGAACTCCGAAAAGACCGCAAATACTGGGCAGAGCCGCAGACCGACATCGTGCAGCGACTGCGCGCAGAAATTGAGCAGCAGGCCAAGGTTTATTGGGAACAGGTGGCCGAGATCGAGCGGCTGACTAAAGAAGTCGACCAGTACCGCGCCGTTGTCACCAAGAATGAAGCTAAACTGCTCATCGAGATCGAGCGGCTGAGGGCGGAATTGGCAGTTGCCAAGGTGCCGACGCACAACTCTGGTCTTTTCGTCCTTGAATGGATGCTTTGATAATGCCCATCCCGCTGACCCCAGGCCGACTTGAGCTTCGACGCCATGTCGAAGGCAGACTCATTGGCTTGCGGGTCAACCGTTACTCTTGGTGGGTTCACGCGAGAGAACTGGCAGACTACTTCCTGCCTAGGAGGTACAAATTCCTAATCACACCCAATATGATGAGCAGAGGCTCTCCAATCAACCAACATATGTTGGACTCAACTGGCACACTTGCTGCACGGAACCTCTCGTCTGGGATGATGTCTGGGGTTTCTTCACCAACACGCCAATGGTTCAAATTGAAAATCGGCCATATCGATTCTACGCAGACATCTCCCATTTCTTTATGGCTCGCAGAATGCGAACGGCTGATGATGCTGGTGATGCAAGAGTCGAACTTCTACCAAGCGATGGCCGTCGTCTACTTCGATCTCGTTATCTTTGGTACCGCTTGTATTCTGATCTATGAGGATCCAACCGATGTTATTCGCTGTTTCACTCCATGCTTTGGGGAGTTCTACGTCGATAATGACGGCATGTTCCGCCCCCTCATATTTTACCGAGAATTCACCCTCACTATTGATCAGTTGGTCGACTGTTTCGGATTCGACAATGTTTCTCCAGCCATGCAACGACAATACGAAACTGGTCAAAAAGCTGGAGCACAGCTAACCCGCGAATTGGTTGTCGCCCACGCAATAGAGCCAAACAATGACGCATACAAGTACGAATTTCCAGATCACTTTAAGTATCGGGAATGCTATTGGGAATGGGGAGGCTCCGCTAGTCCGCAGGGCGGGAGCAGCTTTGCGCCTGGCTTTCTCTCACTACGTGGCTTCAATGAAGCGCCACACATTATTGTCAGATGGGACCTTGTGTCAAATGATGCTTATGGACGAAGCCCAGCAATGGACGCTCTTGGTGACGTTAAGCAGCTCCAACAAGAAGTCCGAAGAAAAGCCCAAGCCATAGACAAGCACGTTAACCCCCCAATGGTAGCAGACATTCAGTTAAAGAACCAACCTGCCTCGCTTCTTCCTGGTGGCGTCACTTACGTCAGTGGAATGATGACACATGGTAACGCTGGCTTTAGTCCTGCTTACGGAACGTGGAAGCCAGATGTTGCCGCGATGACTCAAGACCTTGCAGAGATTCGGGAACGAATCAAGCGGATCTTCTTTAACGATCTTTTCCAGGTTGCGAGCCAATACGAAACTCGCTCCAATGTTACCGCGGTTGAGTGGGACATGCGAAAGTCTGAAGCCTTAGTAATGCTTGGCCCCGTGTTGGAGAGGATTCAAGATGAGCTGCTGTCTCCTGCAATCGACCGGATCTTTGCAATTATGTCTCGGCGAGGAGTTCTGCCTCCTGCGCCCCCAGAAATCCAAGGAACCAACATCAACATCGAATACGTCAGTATGCTCTCCCTCGCCCAAGCTGCCGCTAGTACAACAGGCATTGAACGTGTCCTCCAACTTGCAGGAAGTCTTGCCGGGGTTGACCCTGCTGTAATGGACAACATTGATATCGACTTTACCCTCGATAAGTATTCCAGCTTGATGAACAATGACCCAAGAATGATTCGGTCATCCCAAGCATTACAACAGATTCGGCAGCAAAGAGCACAGCAACAGCAACAGGCGCAACAGGCCGAGATGGCCGAGAAGATGGCGGCGGGTGCGAAGACATTATCTGAAACTAGCGTTGGAGGTGGTCAGAATGCGCTCCAGCAAATGATTGGAGCAAGGCCATGATTGTGTTCCTTCTGCTCGTTCATTCTTGGTATCCATTAGACTGCTGTGCAGATCGGGACTGCCATCCAATCGACTGCAAGCAGTTCGTTTCGTTTGACGATGGTACCGTTGCCTATCACGGCTGGATGATTCCAAAGTCTCGCATTCGTACGTCACAAGATAATGACTGTCACATTTGCGTCAGCAAGTCTCTTGGTTCGGTTAACTGTGTCTTCTTTCCAGGCTTAGCATGAGTGACCAATACAATGCATCAGAACGACGAGATGTTAAGCAAGCAGCTAAGCAGGCTAGACTTGCCGATAGACAGCGGGAAGAGATCATGCAAGGCATCATGTCTCTTCCTCCCGGCCGTAGCTGGATGCTTGACATACTTGAAGCTTGTCACATCTTTGCTTCCAGCTTTACTATCAACACTAAGGCTACTGCATTCAATGAAGGCCAACGAAGTATCGGGCTTCGACTTCTTGGAGACATCATGAAGGCTTGCCCAGATCAGTACGTTCAGATGATGAGGGAAAGAAATGAACGAGACAACACAAACATCGCCCGAAGGAGTAACGAGGACACCGACGGGGGAGATAGCACCGATTCCACAGGTGACGGAGCAGAAGCCGACATCGACCCCTACGAGTACACCAGCCCCGGCCCCGCCAACCTCAGAATCGTCCCCGGAAGAACCGAAGACTCTACTGAATGAAGGGGTAAAGCCAGCCGAGGTTAGGGCTCCGGAGAAGTATGAGTTCAAGGCTCCGGAAAGTTGGGAGAAGAACGGTTGGGAACTCGATGGGGAGATTCTAAACAAGGCGACACCGATCTTTAAGGATCTGAACCTGACGCAGGATCAAGCACAGAAGTTGGTTTCGTTCTATGCAGAGACTTCTCAGCGGCAGCATGAAGAATCTGTGAACATGATGAACCAGATGCGAGATGATTGGCGTAAGGAGATTAAGGCCGATCCACAGATTGGTTTCAAGCTCGATTCAGAAGTTAAGCCAACCGTTGGGCGAGCGATTGATATGCTTGGTCCAAAGTTGGCGAACGAGTTTCGTCAGGCAATGGACTTTACTGGCGTTGGGGATCACCCAGCCTTCATTCGGGCCTTCTACGCTCTTGCACAAATGTTGACCGAAGGCGGTCATGTTGCAGCGAGAGGCCCAAGTCGATTCGGGATGCAACAACCGGGGCAGCGGACAGACGCAGCCCATTCGTTGTATCCGAACCTTCCGTGACCGGAGGCCCGCGAGGCGTGGTCGATGGCCGATGAACTGATGCGACAGAAAGGAGCTTGGATCTAAACCTAGGAGGCCACTTTGGCCATTATCGGCGCTACCGCATTAACCTATGCGGATTGGGCGAAGCGACTTGACGACGGCTATCGAGTAGCCACAATCATCGAGCTTCTGTCCCAGACCAACGAGATCCTTGATGACATGCTCGTCATCGAGGGCAATCTCCCAACTGGTCACAAGACTACCGTCAGAACCGGCTTGCCACAAGCAACGTGGCGACTCTTGAACTTGGGCGTTCCCAATGCTAAGAGTACGACAGCGCAGATCGTGGATACCTGCGGGAATCTGGAAACCTACGCTGTCATCGACAAGGACGTTGCTGATCTTAACGGTAACACTGCTGACTTTCGCCTTTCTGAAGTTAAATCGTTTCTTGAGGGCATGTCTCAGCAGGTTGCCGCGACGCTGATCTACGGCAACCAGTTCGCTAACCCGGAACGCTTTACAGGCTTTGCTCCCCGTTACTCCACAGTGACGGCAGCGAACTCCCAAACGGCAGCAAACGTTCTCGATGGTGGCGGCACCAGTACGACGAACACTTCCATGTGGATCGTTGTTTGGGGTTCCGACACTTGCCACGCCACTTTCCCGAAGGGCAAGATCACTGGCTTGCAGCATAGGGACATGGGTGAGTGGCCGGTGTTGGATGCTTCGAATAACACATTTCAAGCCTACCGTGACCACTTCAAGTGGGAAATCGGTCTGGTCTTGAGGGATTGGCGTTATGTCGTCAGAATCAGCAACATCGACGTCACTCAGCTTACTGGAGTATCGGCAGCTAACCTCATCAACCTGTTGGTTCGTGGATTATATCGACTCCCAACGGCTCCGGTTAGTGCAACCACAGTCCAGACGTCTGATACACCTGAGGTTCGAGCCAACATGGGAAGGACGGTTATTTACGCCAACCGCGTTATCCGGACTTACCTCGACCTTCAAGCGATGAACAAAACCAACGTTCTCCTTCGGATTGAGGAGTTCGATGGCAAACCCATCACAACCTTCCGTGGAATCCCGATCCGGACCTGTGATGCGATCCTCAACAACGAGAATAGGGTGGTCTAACATGATTCTCGACAACTTCCTTCAATTCACCAATCCAGCAGTTGTTACCGCCGCTGGAGCGGTTCTTCCTGGCGACAGCTTCGCTACTGGCGGTATCACCGCAACTGGCCCGAGCACTAACATCATCGACCTTCACCTTGCTACTGGCTCAGGCATCCCACTTCTCGCCGCGGGTCAGGGAGCAAGGGACATTGGCATCGGTGATGATCCGGCGATGAAGCTGCTTGTGGAGGTCGTGACTCCTTTCACGACTATCACTTCGCTTTCTGTCGCCCTTCAAGGTGCTCCAGACAATGGCTCTGGTGCTCCAGGCACCTTCGTGACGTGGTGGATCAGTCCAGCCTACGCTCTTGCTACCCTTACTCAAGGGGCAAGGCTGATGGATATGGATATGCCTCGTCCTCCCGACGGAGTCTCCGAACCGAGGTTCCTCCAGCTTAACTACACTATTGTCGGCGCCGTTGCCGCTTCGGCTGGTGGAACCATTCGTGCTTTCATCGTCCTTGATCGCCACGATCAGTTCTACAATGCGACGAACAACGCAATCCTCGGCGGATATCCTCCGGGCATTGTTATCGCCAACTGAGGTGGATCATGAAGAGATGGTCCTCATGGGGAGTGGGGGCGGCTGTTGCTGCCCTTACTGCCGCCATTGTCTACGGACAACAACTTGTCCCAACGACACTGACTGGTAACGAAGTTGCTACGTTTGCTATTGGTGGCCCGGGCGGTCCAAGCACCTTCGTTTCGGTTGCTCAGCTTCGGAACTCTACTGGCTACATCTTGAATGCCGTTACGGCCAGCTTGACGATTCCGAACAACACCAATCGCTTCATCATCACGGCCCAACCGGCTGTAGCTACGATTCTTCTGCCGGTTTCGCCAGTCTTTGATGGATCGATGATCGAAGTCATCAATGGGACGGCCGCAGCCTTCGTGACCAACGCGGTGACGATCCAACCGAACACAGGTCAGACCTTGGTCGGTGGCAACGTCACTATCACTACCCTTGCTGCTGGAGCCAGCGTTGAGTTCCAGTATTCGCTTAGCAACAACACTTGGTACCGACTAAGATG